CGGGACCGCCGTGACCCGGCTCAATGACATCTACGCCAGAGCCATCCGCACGTCGGATATCAAGACCTGTCTCGTGGCCCAGAAGGAACTGAACAAGCTGCTCGACCTGTACGGCTTCACGCCGGAGCATGGGGCCGATACCAGTGACGTAGATGACGCAACGCCACAGCACGCCGAACTCGACGCGATCCGCGGGCATTTATTGCCGCTGGGCCTCGCCGCCGCCGACTATCCACTCCGGGAACATGCCCGCATTGCCGCGGAAATCGTTCGTGACCACGCCGGCCGGAAACTGAAGGAATAGCCGATGGCGAGAACGGCCACGAAATACGACCTCAAGAAAGAACAGGCCCGGCAGCGATCCGCCACCGAGAGCCGCAGCGGTCGCGATATCGGCGATATTCCGCCGGTCGCGGATTCCGCCCGCAAGGCGCGGAGTATGGTTTCGTTTCGGGCGTTTTGCGAGGCGTACTTTGCGCGGAAATTTTCCCTGGCATGGTCGCCGGATCACCTCAAGGTTATGGCCAAGATCGAAGCCGCCGTCCTACGCGGCGGACTATTTGCAATGGCAATGCCGCGTGGGTCGGGCAAAACGACCCTATGCGAGACCGCTTGTCTCTGGGCGCTCCTCACAGGCGCGCATCCGTTCGTGTATTTGATCGGCAGCAGCGAGGACCACGCCCTGACGATGCTTAACAACTTGAAAACCGACCTGACCGCGAACGAATTGCTGCTGGCCGATTTTCCCGAAGTGGTGTTTCCCATTCACCGCCTGGAAAACCAGACCCGCCGCTGTGTTGGCCAAATTCACCACGGGCAACCGACATTCATCGGCTGGGCCGCGGACGAAATCATCTTGCCGGCAATTCCCGGCAGCCGCGCCGCCGGAGCGATCGTGCGAGTGACCGGTATCACCGGCAACATCCGCGGAGCGATTCACACCCGACCCAACGGCGAGAGCATCCGGCCCAGCCTAGTCATTATCGACGATCCGCAGACCGACCAGAGCGCCCGCAGCCCCAGCCAATGCGCCCAACGCGAGGCGATTATCAGCGGGGCAATTCTCAACCTTGCCGGCCCCGGCCGGAAGATCGCCGCCGTCATGCCCTGTACCGTCATCCGCAAGGGCGACATGGCCGATACGATACTCGACCGGGAGAAACACCCGGAATGGCAGGGCGAGCGGACCAAGATGGTTTACACGTTCCCGACGGACACGAAGCTCTGGGAGGAATACGGTCGTATCCGAGCCGATAGCCTCCGCAGCGATGGCGACGGCAGCCCGGCCACAGAGTTTTACCGCGAGCGCCGCGAACTAATGGACGCCGGTGCGAATGTCGCCTGGGCCGCCCGGCACAATGGCGACGAAATCTCGGCCATCCAGCACGCGATGAACCTCCGGCTGCGCAACGAGGCCGCGTTCTTCGCCGAATACCAGAACGAGCCGCTGCCGGATTCGGACATTACCGCCGATGACCTGACCGCCGAGCAAATTGTCGCCAAGATCAACCGCCTACGCCGCGGGGCAATTCCGGTCGGCTGCAACCACCTGACGATGTTCGTCGATATTCAGGCGACGCTGTTGTTCTACGTCGTCGCCGCCTGGGAAGACGATTTTACCGGCTACATCGTGGACTATGGCACTTACCCGGACCAGAAGCGGCCTTATTTCACTCTCCGCGATGCCAAGCATACGCTCGCTAAGGCGGCCAAAGGCGCAGGCCTCGAAGGCGCGATCTACGCCGGCCTGGAATCGCTAACCAAGAAACTACTCGACCAGGAATGGCACCGCGACGATGGGGCCGCCATGCGGATTGAACGCTGCCTCATCGACGCCAACTGGGGATCGAGTACCGACGTGGTTTATCAATTTTGCAGGCAGGCCACGCACGCCGGCATCGTCATGCCGAGCCACGGGCGCTTCGTCGGCGCTTCCAGCCAACCGTTCTCGGAATACAAACGCAAGACCGGCGACCGCCTCGGCCACAATTGGCGCATCCCCAGTGTCCAGGGGAAGCGGGCTATCCGCCATGTCGTCTTCGACACCAATTACTGGAAATCGTTCGTTTATGCGCGGCTCTCGGTGCCGATGGGCGACCGCGGCTGCCTCTCGCTCTTCGGTGACAAGCCGGAGCCGCACCGGCTACTGGCCGAACACCTTACCGCCGAATACCGAGTGAAGACTGAAGGCCGCGGGCGGACGGTCGATGAGTGGAAATTGCGTCCGGAGCGGAGCGACAACCATTGGCTCGACGGTCTCGTCGGTTGCGCCGTGGCCGCATCGGTCCAGGGGTCGTCCTTGGCATCAACCGGCACTTGCGTCACGAACGTCATGCGTCATCGGGTCAGTTTTGCGGAACTACAACGGAGAAAGCGAGCATGAAGGTAACTGAAAACCATCGGAATGCGGACGATGACCGGGGCCTTCGCTGCCGACATTGCGGCCGTCACCATTTTATCGTTATCTATACCCGTCCTTACCGCGGCGGCCGGCTCGTTCGCCGCCGGGAATGCCGACATTGCGGAGAGCGGATCACGACGTGGGAGCGCATTATCGGCAGCGGCTAAAGTCGTTTACTGCGAATCCTTGAGGATCAATGGGCGATGAAGTAGGCGAAATCTCGTCCGACCGCGAGATCGGCTCTCCGCGAGAAGAGATTGCAGTGTTCGCGACGCCCTAACTTCCGCTGTGATCACTGCAACAAAGTCTTCCCATTCTCCAGTGTTTGGATCGGAAGATCCCCAAACCATCATGAAATCGAAATAAGCGCCATGTCGAATTAATCGACCGGGAATGGCATCCCCGAAATCGCCGACCAAAATTCCGTAGCGAAGGTATGGGTGAACCCTTTTGTGGGTCTCAGCTTTGGCACTATAAGTCAAGGCATCGTGTGTCGTGACCGAGCCTTTCTTACACTCAAGAACAACACGTGGAATCCAATCACCGTTATCAAAAACATCGCAAATAAGCAGGTCCGTTTCGTACTTCGCTCGGTGGCTCAGGTCCGGCCCGGTGCTGTCGTAACGAAGAATCTCGTTTGCGTAGGCGAGTTTCTCCGCGACCTCGATACGGACTTTGCAAGCCCCGTCAGTCAACGCCTTGACCGCAGCACTCAGTCGAGGTTGAAAAGACCGGACCCATTCCTTTTCAGTGACCATATTGTCGTTCCAAATGCGTTGTCATCGAATCTCATAGTCTGCCAAGCCTCCCCAACCATTTGGATTGGAGACTGTTCGATACAACTTTCCGTCTTCGCGGAATTCGTAGTCGGGCAGGCCCCCCCAGCCGTCCGGATGACTAATCGTCCGATAGACTTTTCCATCGGCGCGAATCTCATAATCCGCCAAACCAGAATACCCGTCTGGATGTGAAACTGTCCGATAGATTTGATTGCCGCGAATCTCGTAGTCAGGAAGTCCATTCCATCCTAGAGGATTCGTGACTGCGCGGTAGAGCTGCTTTGCCATAGAGGACTCGTGCTCAATTGCCAGGTTTGGTCATGAAATCTTTGAACGGTATCTTACTGAGCAACGCTCAGCGATGCAAATTGACGCAACATGATGAAACAATGTCTAGATGCGTAACAACCTGTTCTATTTGAGCGTTCTGCACTCGATTGAGTACGGCGAATTGGTATAAATGTAATAACGACAACCCGACGGGCGACATCGGCGATTAGCTACCGCCGGTGAAGTCAGCCAACTTACAAGGCCGTGCGTGGGCCGCACCCCACGCATTGGCCTTTTTTCGTTGGCTCGCCCGGCGGGTTGTCTTTTTTTGTAGGTGTCCCGAATGGCCGACGAACTCGACGAAACGATCCGCCAGAACGCATCCGGCCCGGCAAAAGTAGCCGGTGACGCCGGGAGCGTCGAGCAACACTCGCTCGCGGACCAAATCGCGGCGGACCGGTATCTGGCGTCGAAGGATGCCGCCAAGAAGCCGTCGCGCGGCCTGCGTTTTAACAAGCTCGCTCCCCCGGGGACTGACTAAATGCTCGGTTGGTTGAAAAACGTGCTTCAGGCAAGCCGTGGCCGATTACCGGCCCTACGGTCGCCACGTTTTCTCCGTGCCCGCTACGACGCCGCCCAATCGACCGACGATAACCGGCGGCACTGGGCCGCGGCCGACGGGATGTCAGCAAACGCCGCGAACAATCCCGAAGTTCGCCGCACCCTCCGCAACCGCGCCCGCTACGAAGTGGCCAACAACAGTTACGCCAAGGGCATCGTGCTGACGCTGGCCAACGACGTAATCGGCACTGGACCGCGATTGCAACTGCTAACGCCAAACGGCGAAGCGAATCGCCGGATCGAGCGAGAATTCACGCAGTGGGCCAAGTCGATCAATCTTGCCGAGAAGATGCGAACGCTCCGCATGGCGCGGGCCACCGATGGCGAGGGATTCGCCGTGCTCGTCAATAATCCGAAACTCGCGACCCCGATTCAACTCGACTTACGTTTGGTCGAGGCCGAGCAGGTCACGACCCGACACTTTAACCTGCTGCTACCCTACGCCGTAGACGGGATCGTCTTTGACAAAGCCGGCAATCGGACCGACTACCACGTCCTCAAATACCATCCCGGCGACTTCGGCCACATTATCGCCTGGGAATTTGACACGATCCCGGCGGCAGCCGTGATTCACCTGTTCCGCGCCGATCGTCCGGGCCAAGCTCGCGGCGTCCCTGACATTCTCCCGGCGCTACCGCTCTTTGCCCAATTGCGACGATTCACGCTCGCAGTCCTCGCCGCAGCCGAAACCGCCGCCGACTTCGCCGGCATTTTATACACCGATGCGCCCGCTAACGGTGAGGCCGACGCCGCGGAACCGTTCGAGTCCATCGAACTGGAAAAGCGCGCCCTGCTCACGATGCCCGGCGGTTGGAAGATGTCGCAAATGCAAGCGGAGCAACCGGCGACAACCTACGCCGAGTTCAAAAAGGAAATCCTCAACGAAATCGCCCGCTGCCTGAACATGCCATTCAACGTTGCCGCCGGCAATTCGTCCGGCTACAACTACTCGTCCGGCCGCCTCGATCATCAGACGTATTACAAGGCAATTCGCGTTGAACAGGCGCACCTCGAATGCGCCGTCATGGACCGCGTTCTCGCCGCCTGGCTCGACGAAGCCGCATTGATTCCAGGCTTTCTGCCCGCCGGCCTCGGCCCTATCGCGAATTGGCCGCACCAATGGTTCTGGGATGGCCAAGAACACGTCGATCCCGCGAAGGAAGCCACCGCACAGGCGACACGCCTCCAGAACCACACGACCACGCTGGCTTACGAATACGCCCGCCAGGGGCGCGATTGGGAGGAAGCCCTCCGCCAGCGCGCCAAGGAAGTCGCACTTATGGGAGAACTCGGGTTGACGCTTGCGCAATCGCAGCCAACCCAGCAACCATCCGCACAGGATTTACAGGATGTCGAAGAAGAAGCCGCACAAGCCGCCTGAACCGCGGGAACTGAACCTGGTGGCATCGGCCGTCCAATTGGATGCCGCCGCGCCCGAGGGTGAACCGCAAAAACTCCGCCGGTTCTCGATGACCGCCTACACCGGCGGCGCGATGCAGATCGCCGGTTGGCGGAACCCGGTCGTTGTGGACCTGAACGGACTGCAAATGGGCGGGCAGCGCCGGCCGATTCTGCTCGACCACACCCGCGACGTGGACTTCGTCCTGGGCCAGAGCGATTCAATTGCCGTGATGAACAACCAACTGATCGTGAGCGGCCAAGTCATGGCGGAATCGCCCAAGGCACAGCAGGTTATCGCGCTGAATGATAAAGGCTTCGCGTGGCAAGCGTCCATCGGGGCGCGAGCGGATCAAGTGGAATTCGTTGCTGAGGGCAAGACAGCGCACGTCAACGGGCAGGATTTCACCGGTCCGCTGAACGTCGCCCGCCGCGCCACCCTCGGCGAGATCAGTTTCGTGGTCCTGGGCGCGGACGAAAACACAAGTGCCCAAATCGCGGCCCAGGCCGCCTCAACGCAGGAGAGAAAT